CTTTAGATCCTAAACTCGCCCAGCGCTCGCTCGACCACGTCCGACCACCGTCGTCGCTGTACTGGAGGAGGACCTGCGGTTCAACGGTCTGGTCAGGCGGTCCGCCGGGGGTAAAGTCAAGCTGCAGGCTGATGTACTTGACTCTCTTGAGCGCGCTCGAGACGTGCGGGGTGATGCGGATCCGCGCGACGAGCTGGCCGTTCTCCTCGTTTGACGCGTCGTCGTAAAAGTAGAGGTTGCCGTCGTTGTAGCCGCCGACGACGTGCTTGCCCTTGTAATACGTGTGGCCCTGCGCGATCGAACGCCCGGCTAGGACACCTAGTCCAGACTGCCGCTCGTGCCACTGCGGCTTCCCGGTCTGTTGGTATCCTGTCAGGTCGAAGACCAGGGTCGAGGTGAGCCCCGGAGCGTTGAGCTGATAAAATGCGTGACCGTTCAGCTGGTAGGTATCGGCGGTCGCTAATTTTAGTTGTGCCTCCGAGCAGGCGTTCAACAGCTGCTCGATCGGGAAGGTCGAGACCCTGACCGGGCTGTAACCGTTAGCCATGTTGACGGTCGCACCGCCGCGGGGATCGGTCGACAGCCACAGCAGCGTATTTTGTAGCTTCTGGATCGTCGCAGATGCGGCGGCACCGGTCTCGACCACGATCCCAGGACGACGGGTAAAGACGGTATTTCCGCCGCCGAGGTCGTACCACAGCTCGGTCACGACCTGGCCGAACACCCAGACGTCCTCGTTGTTCGTGAAGACCGCGACGACGTGGTCAGGGTTGGTCTCGGCGGAGGCGAAGTTGAGGCCCCCGACGCTCGTTGAAAATAGGTCGGTCCAAAAGATCGAGTTTGCGTTCAGCTGAGAAAATAAGACGTACCCGTCCATGTAGCAGCAGGACGAGGCAGGTAACCAGCCACCGCCGGGGTTGAGCGCCGTCAGGTTGTCGAACGCGAGCGTCGTGAGGTCGACGCCGTAGACGTTGCCGGTGCTCGTGACGAGAAACAAGGTGACGCCGTTGTCGGTCAGCTGCACGGGGCCCGAGCCGTCGACCGTCCCGACGCCGGCGGCGCTCCAACCGACCGAGCTCCCGTCGACCCCGGTGACGACGTACAGGGTGTTGCCGGTGACGACGAAGAACTGGCCCGTCGAGCTGACCCAACCGCCCCGGTACCCTGGCACGAGGCCGGTAACGAGCGGGGTCAGCCCGGGGGTCGGTGCGAGCTGCGCGGGTTCGGCGTCCTTGCCGAGGCCCGCCTCGTTGTACTCGATAAAACGATTTATCGTGCGCTCACCGTCGTAGTTACCGTTTTTCAACAGGTAACTGCTGCCCACGAGCCCCTTGAAACGAATGTTCTGGTTCATACTTTGAACATCAACGGTAGCTGTCGCTCGAGATCAGGTATCGGCCACCCGACGCCATCCCGTCATAGCTCAGGCGTTGCACGATCTGGCCGTTGTTGCGCTCGAGCGCTTTTTTAGCGCTCACCGCGGTAGCCTGCACCGTCGCGAGCGGTTCAAAGCCGTTCTCGACCGCGACCAGACACGCTAGGTTATACCTAAGCGCTTGACGGTAAGCTGGGGGTAACGAGACGGTCCCGGTCAGGGTAACGGCACCGTCGAGCAGCGCGCCGACGTGCGCCAGAAGCTCTCCTGCTCCGTTCGGGATCGGCCAGAGGTGCAGCGTCGCGATCGGAAAGCTCGGTTCATACCAGCCGACCGCGGCGAGGTTGCTCGTGACGTTCTTGGCGCGGATGTTACCGTAGTCAGCGGCGGAGATCAGGGCGACCGGCGAATCGACAGCGGTCCCGGGTCCGAACCGGAACCAGACCCCGGCGAGGTCAGGCGGACGGGTCGGAACGTTAAGGTCACCTGACGGCCCGACGGTGTAGTTGCCGCGTCCGGCGCTGACCGGGCAGGTGACGGCGGTGACGGTGACGACGTTGAGGTCGTCCGCGTTCCACGCGTCAATCAGCTCGTTGAGCGCATCGAGCCCGTCCTGGGCCTGTGACCCGCTCAGGGTCTCGCCGGAACCGACGACACCCGATAACTTGTACGCGCCGGTGATCAGGTCTAAAAATGTGCTCATGGCGCGTTCCTCAGGGGTTAGACCAATATTTAAGCACGGCCGTCAAGACGACCGTACGCTACGCGGTTCCAGACCATCTACGGCGCGGTAGGTATGTAACTACCTATAGCGCCGTTGAGGTCCAGCAGAACGGTCTAGCCTTGTATCCTGACGGCCAGCTGCGGACGTACCAGCTTGAACCCGTAGAGGACGTCAAGCCGGACAGCGAGGAGATCAGATTCCGCGGCGTATTGCCTTACCATCCGCACCGCGATCTTGCTCTCGGGATCCCGCGCGACGGTGGCCTCGGCACCCGGCAGGTCCGAGGACAGGTCGCAGAACGCGACCAGCATCGCCTCCTTGTGCCAGGCGACGTTCATGTCGGTCGTCGTGCTCGCCGCACCCATGAAGTTGACGGCCGCGCCGTTCTTCGCGTTCAACGACACGGTCTGGTCGGGCGCCGTGTTGTCGATCGTCGGTGAGATCGTCAGCGTAGCGGCACCTGCGACGAACGCCGTCGCGGCCGTGACCGTGAAGACCTGCAGCTTGTTGGTCGGCTGGCGGGTCAGCGGGTTGATGCTGTAGACGGCGTCGGCGGTACCCGCGGTCCCGATCGTGAACTGATCACCCGCCGTAACGGTCAGCGCGCCCGCCAGGGCGATGATCAGGCTCGAACCCGTCTGGTCACCGGTCACGGTCGTCGCACCGACGGTCCGGGTCCCCGAGGTAAAGCTCGACAGCGACTGCGACTGGACCCACTCAAAACCCGCCGCGAGACCCATCAGGCCGCGTTTGTACTGCTCCGCGATCTCGGTCGAGGACTGGAACAGGCCCTTCAGCCCGTCAACGACGGCCGCGTTGGTGCTCGGCGTCACGGCAACGTAGCGCTGGTCATCGATCGGCGCGGCGGCGTCGGTCAGGCGCGCACCGGCATCGAGGAACGGCCGCAAGGTGCCGACGTCGGCACCAGTCCAGGCCGTCGGACGTCCCGCGACGTAGACACCAGGGGTCGTCAGGCCGACCGCACCCGCGAACACCGCGTAACCATCCTTGTCGATATCGGACGCCAGTTGAGCCATGGCAGGTTTGATGAACCTATCGCTGAACATGTCGATGCTCAGGGTGAGGTCGATCGAGCTGTAGGCCAGGCCGATGTTGCGCTGAACAACGGTGATACTAGTCTCGGTCTCGACCGAGTTGTTAACGTTGATCGCAGCACCGAGCGCGGACGTGTAGCGCGGTGGGATGCGGACGCGGATCGTCGACCCGTTCTTATACCCGGTCTTGCCGAACAGGTCGTCCACGTTTTGCATCGAGCGAGGGACGAGGGTGAAGCTATTCCTCAAAACACGAAGAGCTTCTTGGGTTATAACCGAGTTGGTCAGTAAGGTATTGCTGCTAGAGATCGCCATGTCTGTCAAGCCTCTTGAAAAGTTTCCTCGAGAGGCCCGACCGCCGATCTATCGACTAGGTCTTACCCCTCGCCTTGATCTGGGCCGCTCGGAGCCGCGCAAACTCGGTAAAGTCACCCCTTTCTGCGACCTCACTGAGCTTCACGCTCGACACCTTGACCCCCGTCCGGCTCGCCAAATTAGGCGGCGGCGGGGGTGCGGTCCTGCCTGTCGTGGTGGTAGTACTGTTACTCGGGCTCTCCTTCCGTTCGGCCTCGACCTGCGCCTCGAGCTTCGTCAGGACCTTGACCTGCTGGACCGGAGTCGCCGCCTTAAACTTCGCGGACAGCTCGTCGTCCGACAGGAGCCGGTACAGGACCTCGGGCCCGTGATCACTGTCGGTCAAGAAGGCGCGTGCCTGATCGTGCGAGGTCTTCGTGAGGTTGACGGCTTCTAGCCCGTCGACGTTCACGACCGCCTCGTAGTCCTCAAGCTCCGCCTTGACCTTCGCCTCGCGGGTCTCCCAGGTCTTAGCGGTTTCCTCGACCGCCTTCCTGACCTGGTCCGCCTGCCGTACCAGCTCGCGCTCGTGTAAGCGCTTCGCGTCCTTCCAATCGGTCAGGGCCTCGGTAAACTCGCCGAGGTCCTTGAACTCGTGCAGCTGCGGCTTCGGGGTCTCGAACGTGTACGAAACCTGCGCCTGTGCCGCGGCCTGAGCGGTCGGTGGGTTCTTGAGCGCGGCGAGCTCGGCCTGCAGCCTCACGGCCTCGGCCTTCGCCACATCCCTCGCCTTCGCGAGCTGGGTGATGCGTCGCTTAAAACCCTTACCGCTCTTGACCGGCTCGTCGCCGGCCTCCGTCTCCTCCTCGACCTCCTGGGCCTCGGGGGTGACGGTCTCGTCGGGAGAGCTCCGCTCCGTTTCGGTAGCGACTACCGGGGTCGCCTGCGTTTCGGTCAGCTTCCTGACCGCGGTTGAAAATTCGTCCGATCCGGGAAC